TCAGTACTGCATGTCACTTTTTCGTAACGCTTTCAGACGTTTGAGCCTTTTGGAAGGTTCGTCGTTGATTCCCTCTACCATCAGAACCAGGTCACGCCACTGCATAGGGTACGACTTGCTTTCTTTGTCATAAGAGGGAAGGCGGAAAGTGCCTTCTTCAAGTCGTTTTATGTACAAAACCAGTCCGCCATCTTCCGCGTGTAGCAGTTTCATTGTAGTGCGCTGGCGGTTGATAAAGATAAACACATCACCTAAACGGACATCATATCCCATTTTATCATGAACAACCCCGCATAATGAGTTCATACCTTTACGCATATCTGTCTTACCCGGACAGAGAAAGTAGCGCATCGTGTCATTCAGGCAAAACATGGCGATTGCAGAGTTGAGTGAGCAATTGCATGGCCGCCTGGGATTCAGCCATACCACTGAAGTGGGCGATAATACCACCGGGGAACTCTATCCGGATCTCACCCGTTTGTATAGCGCCACTATCACAGGCAGAGTGGGAAGCAGGTGAAGAGGTGAGGCTAACCGGTGCAAACTCCTCTAAAGAGGAAGAATGCCTATCCATATGATAACGCCTCGATAGGCCAAACTTTCCTTTCCAATAGTAAAAGCTTGATTCGGTATAGGCTTCATTTATACAGAAGTCTTTTATCGTCAAACCGCTACGCTGTTGACGAGACAGGATTTCAATGAATTCTTCTTTACTCATTTTTTGCATAGTCTTTTTTCTGGCAAAGATCGAGACTTAAAGATACAAAGACAACGGGTACTTTATCGGGGGCTTACTTTTAAATATGCTGCACCTGGAGGGATGTCTTATCGATGTATTGATGGATGGGTAAATTATACTTTGAAGATTCAAGTAAGAGATGGACGATATAAAGTAACAATGGGGGATTTTAATCATGAGACGAGTGATTTGGAGTGGAAAAAGACATGGAGTTTTGGACTTATAACTGATAGAGAAAAGTATAAAGAAAAGGGTATGCAGGATAAACGATGGACTAAGACGTGGCCGGACTTAAAACTGAAATGTGAAAGGGAGTATATGGCAATGATAGTCTCATTATCGGATGCAACTTCTGGTAAAAGTCAGATACTTGACACAAATAATGACTGGTGAATACATCGACATTTAAAAGAAAAGTGACACTAAAAATGCTACTTTTCTTTTGCACTCTCAAATTTTATCCGCATATTTGCAGAGTCAAACAGTTTATCACTTAATGATACCGGATTGAGCAACGGATAATGCTCACGAAATTCGAGGGCTTTTTTTATGCCCTTACTTATCATTTTTCTGATACTCGGAAAATGATACATATGAAATGGCGGTTGCCTTTCCCATTCTTCTTTTGCTCTCTGGAGTTAATTGATGAACTGTTTGACGACACGGGAAATGGCAGCCGTTTTTTTCTGCCTAATAGTCAAACAGTTCATCAACATGAAAAAAGAAAAGAAAGTCCTCACCAAATGTGTAGAGGCAAAGAAAGTCAAAGAATTTTTCAACGAAATTAGTGATTTAATTACTTCCGGACACGATAAAGTCTGGACGAGTAAAGATGAAAACGGTGAAATGAATTTCATCGTAGGTAATAGCCGTGTGAATATACGTATCAATGCTTCAATGATGAAAGGAGGTACATTATGAAACGGGATAAATCTATAACTAATAAAAACATCTTTGTGACAAGTGAACGTAAACATACTGATACTGAATCAGGAGAATATAACTATAATATCAGTTATCTAGGTAACTATGAATTGTGTGAATTGACAGCTGAAGAAGTTGTTGAATTAATAGCTTGTTTGCAAAATGCACTCCAATCTAATGGAGAGAAAGGAGTTAAACTATGAGTAATCCGATATTTAAAATTATAAAAAGCTGTAGTTATTCAGGTGGTATAAAGTGCATGGAAGAATATACTATTGCTTTATATTCTAAATATATATGCACTTGTGCTAGGGAAGAACTAATAGAACTTCGTAATCAATTGGATTTAGCTTTGAATGACCAAAGAATAGTTGTAAACGAGAAAAGAGATTCAGATGAAAGACAGTGAGATACATTATTTCCTTTCAGGTTTAAAAGACCTACGCGAATTATTTTTAGTCATTGATGAAATTGAATCAGAGACAGGCATGACACCTGATGTGATTAGATACGGAGATAAAAAACTGAAATATAGTAGCAAAGATGGTAAATCTCTGAAAAATGGAGATTTAAACGAGGAAATATATATAGAAAGAAATTTGATTCCTGCTAAATGACTATTTCAAATTTTGAGTTTGAAATAGTCACAAAAAGTCCCGATTGTATTTACAGTCGGGACTTTTTTGTGTCCTTTTTTAAGGTCGAACTCAGACGTAATTTTGCATATAAAGTTTAAGATATATGGGATTGAATAAAAGATTGTATGAAGAAAAGCAAAATAGAAAGGTTAAATATAATCGAATGCCCGATAATAGGTGGCCTCTTGATGTGACTATCGAAGGAGATACAGGAATGACTCAACAGTGGGAACGGCAGCAAGATACAAAAGCTGTAGCGTTATTCAATAAGAAAATTCGAGCGTGGGGAGCAAAAGTAGATAGTGCGCTTCGAACATCAATTGGAATTCACATAGAGGAGGATAAAGAACTGTCAAAAAGTCTAAAACAGAATTATAGACATTTTGGAAAGTCTCCTAAGAGAGGTGAAGAAATCACAAGTATTGGATTTAGATTTAGAGAAGAAGGGATATTTGTGCATTTAGGTGTCGGAAAGGGATATAACATGGAAGGAGGGACGCGGGTCATAACTAAAAAAACAGATAGAGAATGGCGGAGACGTCCTAAACCATGGTTTAATTCTATCATAGAAAAACATATTCCAGAATTAGTTGAGATAGTGAAAGAATATTGTGGCTCATTAATAATAAATACAACTAGAATTTATATAAATAGAAATGGCTGAAATAAAGGAGAAAATTGGAGGCTTCCGGTTTGTTGATGCTGGAGTAGGTACCTATGCCATCAATATGAGTTTAGGTAACAATGAACTAAGTAGTTTTTTTAATGGTTCTTCCTCCAACTGGGATGGTGATCCGGTGACAATAGCCGGAGTTCGCGTTGTTCCCTGGGGAATTGATAATAATCTTCCGAAGACAGTACGTGACATTCTTGAAAAGAATAATCTGGGACCGGGCATTTTGGATCGCAAAACAGGTTTGATGTATGGTCAAGGTCCGATGCTTTATCGGGTGAATGTAGTCAACAACGAACGTGTGCAAGAGTGGTTGATAGATAATGAGATACAGGAATGGCTTGATACATGGGATTATCGGAGTTATATTCGTAATGCTTTTGTAGAGTACAATCACATGAAAGGAGTATTTGTGAAATACTATGCAGCCAAATCAATCCGGATCGGTAAACCGTGGATAACCCGTTTGGAAGCCCTTCACAGTACAGATTGCCGGATGGTATGGCCGGAGAATGACAGCCGGAGATTGGAAGATGTGAAACAATTTCTTATTGGGGATTTTGACAGTTATACCAGTAAGAGGATGATGTTGTATAGCATCTTCGATAAATGGAATCCTTCAGCTACGGAAACCGCTGTGAAATATCATAGTATGCGTAGTTTTGGGCGCAATATGTATGCGATTTCCAGTTTTCATGGTTCGATTCCCTGGCTATTGGATGCTAATACCCTTCCGGAAATAATCCAATATCTAAATGAGAATATGATTGCATCTGCATACATTGTTCATGAGCCGGAAGAGTATTGGAGGCAGAAAGAAGAAATGATACGTGCCATGCACGAAGAATGGAGAGAAGCACAGATATACGAAGAAATAGACCGTTTGCGGGATGAACTTACCAAGAGGATTGCAGATGTCATGGCCGGTAAAAAGAATGCAGGTAAATTCTTCACTTGTGTGGACTTTGTGGATCAGGACGGAAACCTGCAATCATGGAAAATCGAGCCAATCGAAATGAACGTAGATAAATACATCGCAGCACAGGCGGAAATATCAAGGATAGCTGATAGCTCTACTACAAGCGGCTTTGGATTGAATCCTGCGTTATCCAACATCATCATCGACGGCAAAGGTGACAGTGGCAGCCAAATGCTATATGCATTAAAGATTTTCTATGGGGCTGATACACAAATCCCGGAGGAAATAGCGTTGGAGGCCCTGAATGATGCGGTCCGAATAAACTTTCCACATAAGAAAGGTCTTTTTATTGGTATGTATCGCAAGGTTATCAATAAAGAGGATAATGTAACGTCAGATAAACGGGCAGCAAATCAGGTGTAATTATGAAAAACAGACAGATAGATTTTCCGGATTGTTGGGAGGAAGTTCTTCCTGCAGAGTGGTTATACTTGCTTCGCTTGCGTCAGAAATTGATTGAACGCCCTAAAATAACTTTAATGGACGTGAAACGAGAGTGGTGCCGTTTTGTTCTTTCCAATCGTGGCATCCGGAGAAAGAGCAGCATTGATTATTATGTTTTGATTGATGAATTAGCGTTGACGCTGGGATGGATGTGGAGTGAAGGTAAAGGGGGGAAAGAGGTTGAACTTATCTTTTCAAGTACAAAGAATCTGTTACCTGAATGGAAACAATATAAAGGTCCGCTTTCTCATGGCAGTGATTTGACATTTGGGGAATTCCGTAATGCGGTTATGATGATGAATGGCTACAATGATACACAGGACCCTTCTTTATTGCAAGCCTTATGCGGTATTCTTTATCGTTGTCCAGGAGGAAAAATAGGAAAGTCTGATTTTGATGGTAAATACAGGGAAGAATTTAAGCAGGAACGAATAAATTTCTATTCAAACAGGATTAGGATGATGCCGAAGCAGGTTCAGTGGGGAGTATATGCATGGTTTGCTTTCTTCTGTCACTATTTGCTTACAGGCACATTTATTATTGATGGAATAGAGATTTCGTTCGAATCCATCTTTACCAAAGAAACACAGGACGCGAACACGCCCAAGGAGCAAAGTCTGGGAATGAGTGGAATTCTGTTTTCCGTAGCAGAATCCGGAATTTTTGGAAATATAGAAAAAGCGGATGATACATTATTACTCCGCGTAATGATGAAGTTGCTGGATGATAAATACAAAGCAGATGCTTTATTAAAGCGTAACAAATAAATGATATAGTATGATATTCAATAAGGATGATAATGGTAGTAGGGAACTACGGGAACTGACTGGGAATTATTATGCAAATAATGATTTCAATAAAATCATAACTGATATTGAGTTGGCAACAGAGGAAATTTCCGCATTGATTGGTGTTGAACTATACAAAAAAGTGGAAGGCTGGTATAAAGAGACAAAAGAGGATGCAGATCAAGACCTTATAAAGAAAGTACAACGGCCTATCGCTTTGTTGGCTACATTACGTATGTACCAAAAAAATGATCTAAGTCATGAAGATGATGGGCGTAAATTCAAAATCGCTACAGATAACAGTGAAAAGCTCCCTTGGGAATGGCAATTAGATAGGGATGATGCCCGGCATATGGAAGATTATTATAAAGCAGTAGACGCTTTGATACGTTATCTCAATACTTCTGAAATTAAGGAATGGAAGGAGGGCCGGACTTATAAAATGTCTCAGCTATTACTGATACGCAGTGGAGCGGATTTTGACACCTATTTTCCTATTGACAAGAGCGAGCGTACTTTTATGTTATTGCTGCCATTCATCAAGGAGGCACAATTGCTTTATGTGAAAAAGGCATATGGAAACGGGTGGAATGCACTCTTGACTATGAATGAAAATAATGAAGCGCATTTTGCAGCTTGCAAAGCTGTTACATTATTGGGAATGAGTATTGCCCTAAAACGTATGCAACTGAAAATTATTCCAGCAGGAGTAATCAGGGGATATGTGTCTGCAAGTGGTGCAATGGAGAGCGATCCTGCATCTATTGAGGATATCAAGTTATTATCCGAATGGATGAATGATGATGCTATGGTTTGGATTGATGAGATGAAGAAGGCAAGAGACGGTGGAGCGGTCACCTATAATCTGTTACCAGAGAATGATAAACATAACAAATACATGAGATTATGAATGTGATTCAAAGACCTAGAGCAGAAGAGTTCTGTGCTACGATGCAGGATTATATTATAGATACGGATTCTACCATAACTTTCTCTGTGCAGTATGGAGGTAAAACGGTTTTGGAAGAGGAATATGTTCCGGATGCCAACTATCAGGTAAGAGTGCGAAAACTGGGCAAATTCTGTGAGTTGGCTTTATGGGGAGTATGGTGTGCTGGAGAAGCAAGTTGGCAGACAAATGCTGCTGGTACCTTTACTTTCTTTATCAATGGACTACAAGATTCACAAAGTTATGTGATGTTTAGCCGGCTGCAGACAAAAAAAGAGGCATCGGCTCCAGGATGGTTGAGTGAGGTTCGGGAGAAAGTGACACGTAATGGTGCAATGGAGTATGCAAGTAGCGTATTTACAGATGGTGATAAAGTGTTATTGAATGTCCGTACTTTATCCGGAGCGGTTTATCCGGAACAACTATATGTACATAAAGGGGAAAAAATGCCTGTAACTTTGGATGTAAGTATGGAAAGGGTTGGGAATATTCTTCCAGATATAAATGAAATGATCCGTAGTTATGAATTGGTGAAAGGAAGTGATGTTTTTAAGTTTTTGGTAGATCAGACGAGATATGAAGAGGTTCAACGTTTCCGGTATAAAAACGTATATGATATGCCGGAAACAATGACTACCGTAGGCGGTATGACTATGAAAGGCAATGATGAGAGTGATACGGCGAAGATGTTTGGTGTAGATCGTAAATTCGGAGTAAAACCAAAGGATGAATATACAGTTAGTAGTGGGGTTATTTTCCTGCAGAGTGATTATAAGTTATGGCATAATCTGTTGAATGCCCAAGAAGTAGATATCTGGTATGAAGATAGTTGGTTCCCTATTATTGTGACAAAACAGAATTATGAACGTAGCTTTAACCGTAGCATACTGAAAGCTATAGAATTTACATTTAAAATGGCAGATGTTGAACAGAATAACTTAATTTAATTATGATAGATATCATCCGGTTCAGAGAACTAATGGTGGAGCTTCAGGTTAAAGTTAATCAGAAGAGCGAAGATAAGATTGATTGTTGTTTCCTGGCAGTTAAAGAGGAACACATGGTCAAGAAACTCAAGGATAAAACAGGGGTACTTCTGTGTGCCAATTATCCCGATGCGGAAGGAGATTCTAAAAACAAAGATAACTGGCAGGAGGATAATCAGGTAATCTTCTTTATTTGTGAAAAAATTGCTTCCGGTAGTAAGACTGACGAGGAAGAATTGCTCCATTATGCCAAGTTACAGCGAATTATGTGTGTATTGAAAGAAATAATTCGGCAGGATGAATACTGCAATTATCTTTCTGTAGGAAGTAAAATGCGGACAGAATGGGAATATTCTATGTTTGGAGGATTCAATGGATTGAGTTTGGGATTAACGATAGCAGACTATGACTGAATTATATATTGATGGGACTTCGGTGGTACTTCCTGCCGACTTTAGCACTTCTGTAAAACGTGAGAATCCTTTCTTTACAAAGAATGGGGAGTATACGTATGATATTACTCTTCAGCTTAGTAACTCAATTAATGCAGACTTATATGAACATCTGAACAGATTGAACTCTATTGCCGAACTAAAGACCAAGAGACAGGCTGTATTGGTCGCTGATAACCGGGTGTATTGCAATGGTACGGAAATCATAACGGGATGGACAGATTCAACAGTATCCATACAAATAGCTTCGGGAAACTCCGAATTGAATTCTTTCATTGGAAACGATTTGCTTGTATCATCATTGGATATGGGAGAAGATGAAATTCCAACAGGCATTATCAATAACTTGGTAAAACGCATATATCCGGACGTGGATTATTGCATACCTCCTGTAATGACAGACAAGGGTGTGATTAATGGATGGAGGGTAGCTGTAACTGTTGTTACTACTTCAAAGCCAACTATATCTCCCAACTATTTGAGAGAAACAGGAGTGGATATTTATCTGCAACCGTATCTTTGCGCTTATATTAGAAAGTTAATGAAAGCACTTGGATATACAGTTTTGACTAATCAGCTGGAAGATTCGGAGTGGAATTTGCTCTATTTGCCACAAAATGGGCACCCCAACCAATATGCAAAAATGTTTCCCGGATGGACTATAAATGAACTCATCACGGAATTTGAGAGTTTTTTTAATCTGTGTTTTCTTGTCAATAATAGAAAGAAGGAAGTTTCTATACTGTTCAGGGCAGAATATTTTAAAAATGCACAGGTTTGCCATGTTCAGCAAGTTGTAGATGAATACGAAACAGAAGAGGGGGAGAACGACAAAGACCCTTCTCAAAGTAATGTGTTGATAGAGCCGACTGACAGTGAATATTACAAGCCACAGCATATAGATAAAAATATTCTTTCTTCTGCGACCCGAAAGGATTTTGATACAGTACTGGAATTCACTCAATTTGTAGAAAGTATTAGCTCATCCGGATATCAGGCTGTTAAAAACTATCTGTTTTATACACATGATAGTTGCCGGTACTACATTACGGTGCCTGATGATTCGAATAGGGGATGGCACACAGATGAAGTAAATATGTTTGGTGATGTTCTTCGGGAGCAGAGTGAAAATGAAATTAAATTAAACATTATGCCTTCCGATATGACGAACTATGGTATAGAACGGATCACTTATGAGAGTGGTATGGAGCCGGTATTTATGCCCGACTCTGAACGATCACTTGTAACAGTTCCAAAAATAACCGGAAGCAAGATTGGTACCAGTGATGAAAGTAATGGTATTTATGAGTTAATACAAAGCGGAGAAAACATCCCTACGGAAAAAGATAAGAATCAACAAAAGATTTCTGTATCATACTACAAAGGAATGTCACCGATGACTCTTTACGTAAAGCGCAAAGATGATAAGGATTTTAATCCTAAAGTTTTCACGATTGATTACCCTCATTCTTTTAACTGTGAGGACACCCCATATACAGGTAATTTGCGCTTAGCATATTTAGATAAAATGCTCTATTCACGTATGTACGATATTGATTATAAGCACGGCATCAAGATAAAGAGTTATGATGTTAACGTTTATGATACGCGGAATATATTTGAAATCCGGAACAAACGTTATGTCTGTAAAGAGATAGAGGATGTTATCAATGCTGATGGAAGGTCTGGAGCATGGCAAGGCACATTCTATCCGATTCGGATTAGTGATGTAGAAGCGGAAAAACGGTGGATTCTGACAGATGGGAAATGGAGGGACGGCGGTATATGGCTGGACAGTGGACGATGGTTGGATGGCTAGATCATAAGGCTCGCAAATACAAGTGTGGGCCTTTTTCGTGTCCTTTTTTAAGGCTTCTTTGGAGGGTACTTTTGTGTATTAATTAATTAGTTTATGGGAATTGGTATTAATGACTTTAGAATAGCTATTCGCATTGATAATGCCGAAGCAAAGCAAAAATTAGTTGAAACGAAAGACGTTATTTCTGTTTTAAGAAACGAACTTTCTAAAATGGAGACTGATGGCAAAAAAGACACAGCAGTTTATATAGAGAAAAAAGCAGCTCTTGATAAGCTTAATAATGAATATAAAGAACATAAAAAGGTTGTAGGACTGACCGGTCTAACTTATGATGAATTGAGAAAAGGAGCACGGACATTGAAAGTGCAAATGGATCGTTCAATTCCTAATAGTGAAAAATGGTTGTCATATCAACGCGATTTGAATTTAGTAGAAGAACGATTGAAAATATTGAGAGGACAAATTGATTCTACTGAAATGTCTCTGTCGAAATTTCCCAGTGGGTTTAACAAATATGCTGCCATCGGTGCGAGTGTAATTGCTTCATTGACAGGAATAACCTTGACCGCTCGTAAATGTGTGGATGAGTTTGCACAGATGCAGGAAGCGGAAAGCCAGGTGCGTAAGTATACAGGTATGACGAGTGAACAGGTTGCTGATTTAAACGAGGAGTTTAAGAAGATGGATACCCGTACTGCACGTGAACGTTTAAATGAGCTCGCAGGAGATGCCGGACGACTTGGAATAACAGCGAAAAATGATGTTTTGGAGTTTGTAGAAGCTGCTAATATGATTGATGTTGCACTTGGGGAGGACCTAGGACAGGATGCTATCAAGAATATTGGCAAGTTGGCAGATATGTTTGGTGATAGCGAACGTTCAATGAAAGAAAATATGTTAGCTATCGGTAGTGCAGTGAACGAAGTTGCACAAAATTCTAGTGCTGCTGAACCTTATTTGGTGGAATTCAGTGCGCGCATGGGAGGAGTTGCAAAACAAGCAAAACTATCAATTACTGATGTCATGGGATTTGCTTCGGCGCTCGATCAAAATATGCTTCGTAGTGAGATGGCCAGCACTGCTTTACAAGGATTGATCTTAAAATTATATCAAGAGCCTGCAAAGTACGCGAAAATAGCTCGAATGGATGTTAAGCAATTCACAACGCTGATGGAGACGGATGCTAATGAAGCTGTTCTTCAGTTCCTTGCTAGTTTGGGAAAATTAGGTGGTATGGATAAAATGGCACCTGTTTTAAAGGAAATGAAGTTGAGTGGTGCTGAAGCGGCCGGAGTTATCAGTGCATTAGCTAGCAATATTGAGAAAGTCCGTAAAGAGCAGGAAACAGCTAATCAGGCGTTCATTGATGGTACCAGCATCACAAATGAGTATAACGTACAAAACACAACGGTTCAGGCAGAGCTGGATAAAGCTAAGAAACATTTTAAGGAAATCCGGATCGAACTTGGAGAACGGTTACTTCCAGTTATGAAATACATGGTGAGTACCGGTAGTCTTACAGTCAAAGGATTAGTTAAAATAGTATCCATATTTAGTAAATATAAAAATGCAATTATACTTGCAACATCTACCATTGCAGGATATACAATTGCTGTCAATGCTTCGGTTATTGCAGATAAAGCTAAAGTACTTTGGACTGGTAAAATTGTCACGGGGCTAAAAACTTTATATAGTGTTGCAAAAGCACACCCATGGGGATTACTTCTAACAATAGGTGCATCCCTCATTGGTTTACTTATTGATACTAATAAACAGTTAAGTGAGAGTGAACGTCTGGAAAGAAAACTTCAAGATATTCGTAGACGATCTGTTTCTATTGTAAATCAAGAAGCTGCATCAGTTAAGGATTTCTTAAATATAGCTAGGGATGAGAAAAGAAGTAAAGAGGAGAGGGAGGCTGCAATAAAAAGATTAAATGAACTATCTCCTGAATATTTGGGTAATCTTACTTTAGAGAAAATAAATACAGAGCAAGCCACTAATGCTGTAAATGCCTATATTGATAGTTTACTTATATTAGAGGAGATAAAACAAACTCAGCAGAAAGTATCTGAATTGAATGACCAAAAAAATGATATATTAAAGAATGGTCCAGATAATGGTTTTTTAGAGGATATTGAGGCTGGCGCTGCTAATATGTTGAATGGATTTAAGCAGTCTCTAGGTTTAATGACAGATTCATGGGCTGACAATGTTTTGGATAGATATATAAATAAAGGTGTTAATCAAGTGAGAGCTATTGATAACGAGGTGGCTCTACTAAATGCGCACATGGAAGAATCTCGTAAGAAATTGATAAAAATAGAGGTAGAAAAGAATACAGAAGGAGTTCCACCTCCACCGGATGGCGAAGACAAAAAGCCTTGGACTACTCGTTTGCAAAATGCAGAAAACGCATATAAAGAAGAATTATTATTGCTACAAAAGAGTTCTGATGCGTTAGCCAGAACGGAGAATGAATATCAGTTGGATGCTCTTCAAAAAGAACTGGAATTTCAGGTTGAAAGGTTGGCAATCATCAAAAAGTATCAGTCAAGTGAAAAAGATAAGAAACATCTGGCTGAATTGGGTAAATTGGAAAGTGAGGCACAAAGCGCAATTTATAATACACTAAAAAAGTCAGAAGAAACTCGTCTCAACTTAATTAAAGAATATCGGGACAGGAGGCTGAATACTGTTAATGCTGGAGAGAAAAATATTCTGCTTGAACAGTCTAAACTCAATGATAGTGGTGAGCTGACAGAAAAAGATTATAAAAATCGCCTTTTAGCTATTGAGATTGCCTCTCTATATTCCAGACTCGAAATAGCAAAAGATTATAAAAACGATGTTGCTGAACTTGAATTCCAAAATGGAGAGGTCAAAGCCAAAGCCTTAAAGGAGGCAGGGGATAACATTCTCAATCTTGAACAACAAATTAGTGATAAACGTAATAAGATCATTCGGGATAGTGCTAATCAAATTCAGAATTTCAGTAGCCAGTTTAACAAGATGAACGGTTTGGCTTCCGCAGATCAACAATTGGCAGCGTTGGAAACCTTTTATCAATCTCAATTAGAACTAGCTCGAAAGAATGGGTTGGATATTACTCTTCTTACGGTTGTATATGAAGAATCGAAGAGAAAAATTGAGGAAAAAGGAGCGAAGGATAGGGCTACTGTTATACAAAAATATGAGTTGGACGCTGCCGAGGATATTAGAGATTTAAAACTGAAAGCTCTTGAGGAGGAACATAAAAAAGGGCTGCTTTCAGAGGAAGAATACGAAATAGCAAAAAATAAAATCAATAATGAATATATTCAGAAAAAGATAGAAGGAAGTGAACAGTATTTTAATGCTGTGAGTAGTATAATGAGTAGTGCTTCTTCTGCTGTTCAGGGATTCCAAGATGCAGAAATGAACAAAGTAACTCATAAATATGACAAGGAAATAAAAGCCGCCAAGAAAGCCGGGAAGGATACAACTAAGTTAGAAGAAGAGAAAGAAGAGGCCCTAAATCAGGTAAAGAGGAAATATGCAGACAAACAATTTGCCGTATCGGTTTTACAAATTACTGCAAGTACTGCTGTTGCTGCAATGGAAGCATATAAGGCAATGGCCGGTATTCCTATTGTTGGTCCGGCTCTTGGTGCCATTGCAGCTGCGGCAGCTGTAGCTAGTGGTGCGGCACAGATAGCTGTAGCCAAACAGCAACGGGATGAAGCGAAGGGCTTGAAGTCCGGTGGTTATTCTGATGAATATGTTGAAGGATATACTAAAACAGGAAATCCGGATGATGTTTCTGGAGTTATTCCCGTTCATAAAAATGAATTCGTGACCAATCATGAGGGAGTAGAGAATCCTCATGTGCGCCAATTTCTTGATGTTTTCAATGTTGCGCAAAAGAATGGAACAATCCGAATGTTGAACACTACACAAATTTTAGAGCAGGTACGTACTAAAAGTGGTAAATATAGTGGTGGTTATTCTGATGATTCAGTATCTTCTTCCTCCCGATATACTGTTAGCGGTCATATCATGGACGAAGAGACATTGCGTAAACTATTCGTTCTTTTGAATACGAATAATGATTTGCTTCAATCTATTCTTGAGAAAGATTTAATTGTTGATTCGCGAGCTGTTCGTGATGGGATTAAAAAATTAGAGAGAATGGAAAGGAATGTGAGTCGTGGTTAGTGTCCTTTTTTAAGGCAAGAAAGGAGAGTATATTTGCAATGTGTTTGTTATAGAGGAGTATTTGCGTCGGGAGACGCTTTCCTGTCACAAGTTTAAAGTTAAAACTAAATGAAACTAGCCCCAAAATCCGTGAGGACTTGGGGTTTTTTATTGTCCTTTTTTAAGGCTTATCTGGAAGGTACTTTTGTAGTATGGAAATATATGAAGCAATTCGTCGAATGAAAGAGAAAAGCGAACGGGGAGAAGTCTTCTCATTTGCTTTTATGAGTTATAGTTATGAACGTAATAAAAGTCAGGGCATAGTCAAGGTTGAGCATGCCCGACTTCGTAAGCAAAGCACTTTAGAAACAAATCGCTTTGCTGACTATATGCTGAATTTTATAGATACAGATACTCTTGAATATGGAATGTGCTGGCAAATTCTATTGTTAGAATTTGATGGAAATGAATTAGAACTTACATAGTGCGTGATGGATAATAATTATGAAAATATAGTCCCGTGGAACGGAGCGAATGATACCGGACGTGACGTACGGCTCAAGCTGCAGAGAAACTTTGCCAAAATTGTAGTAAACTTCCAGGAATTAGATGGGAAGTTTACTACTGTTGATGATTTATTTGATTTGATAGCACAGGAACTGGATAAAAAACTTTCTAAGGTAGATAGTGACACAGCCGCCGGATTAATTACTTTTTTGAAAGGTCTTGTTTCTGAAGGACTTATAAAAGCCCAAGAAGGCATTGAATTAGGCGACTTTCTTTCTGGTATTTTAGGCAGTGGCGGATGCTTCAAGGTAAATCCTCAAAACGGCAAAACATATATTGAGGCGGATGAAATTTATATCCGCTTAAAAGCTGTTTTTGATACTCTCGAAATTCGTCATTCCACTCATGTTGGCGGGCAACAGATATTGTCTCCTGCCGGAATGACGTGTATTCGTGTCGAAGAGTACGATACTTATTACCGTTGCTTTATGAAAGCTGATGACGGAAGTAAAGCTGTACAAAATCTTTTTGCAGAAAATGATCAGGCCCAATGCCGTGATATAAATGTTAAGGAAGGCATCTATGATAATGTCAGTAATCAATATTATTGGCGTTTAGTCGTTGGCGTTGGAGATGATTATATAGACTTGAGTAAGGATGATTGCGATACAGGGAGTACTGTTCCGGCTGCTGGTGACAATATCTGCCAACTTGGGAACCGTCTATATAAAGAGAGGCAAAATGCTATTGTTATCTCTTCCTATGGTTCTGATTCTCCCTCATTTAAACAATATGCCGGAATCGATTCCTATTCTCTTGAAGGTAGGGAAGTAACAGTGTTGTCCCCATCCGGAAATGAGCTTTCCGGTAAATTACATATTCAGCCCGGTTCTACCGGTTGGCAGAGTCTTGACGGGTTACCGGAAGGAATTAAAGAGGCGGCAGATAGTGCGATTGGCGGCATTGAATTTGGAAAGAATAATCTGTTACGTAATTCCGGTTTTACAGGTGACTACCAAACGGCTAACTTGAATTCGGACACTTCTCTTGACGTAACATCGGAGTTGTATTCTCCATCTCTGAAATATTGGGATGTTGTTAATGCTGTTGCGCAGGAATCCGAAATCTCCATGTCGGGGAAAGAGGTTGTCATAAAGTCCGGCAGTATGACGCAAGCCTTATTCTATAGAATTATTCCAGGGGAATCATATATCTTTTCTTTTTATGGTAAAGGAACAAGTGTAACATTTTCGTGTGGCGGTTATGCGGAAACAATCCCTCTGACAGATGAGTACAAACGTTATATCTGCCGTTTTAAGACACTTTCTGCGGGAAGTATTCTATCTATCCACTCTGTAACAGGTAGTTTCTGCGAGCTACAGCTGGAAAGGGGGACTGTTCCATCATCATGGGGGGCATCCATGATGGATAACACTTCTGAACTGGCCCATTATCAAGAATTGGAATATCTTACGTCAGCAATAAAAGACGGTTCAGTAGATATTCTTGGCGGTCTGGTACTTGCTAATATACTGCAGTTGGGTAATTATAAGGATGGCCGGATGCAAAGAGTGACGGCAGGTATCAGTGGTATATATAATAATGACGATGACGTGTTTGCGTTTGGGGGTGGTACGCTTGAACAAGCGATTTCAACAGTTGCAAAGTATAAAGACAATCCATCTTATCAACCTACCGATGAGGAGCTGAACAGTATTGCAAAGATTGTTTTTACCCATGGTGGGCGCACAATTCTGAACGATGTTGTTTTACGCGGATACATTTATGCTTTGGGTGGTGTCTTTTCTGGAAAGGTCTCTATTGCAAATGAGAAGATTCTTTTGAATGAGGACGGTAGTGGTTGGCTGGCGAACAAGGCCATTATGTGGGATAAAGATGGTAAAGCATATGGAGATTTGTTTGATAAACAATATGCAATGAATACCAATTATGTAGAGTTGCCTACTGTACCTAAAGGTTCTATTAAGCAAATTATATTACCTTATTATGTTCTTAGGGCAATATTAACATACGAAATTAAGTTTGCAAATCAAAGTGATTTTATTGTTTATAAAGAAGGTACAAACACGAGAGTTGTAACGGGGGATACACAAATTAGCTTTGGTAAATTAGGACATGGCATTATTAGACTTACAGGTATTTGCTTTGATGCAGATTCTTCCAATACAAGATGGGTGGCAGAAGATATAAATTTTGGTTTAAATGGATAAGTGAAATTGTCGTATGGAACTAAACGAAATAAAAAAAACGGCTAGTTGGGGAGATGTTGCTACCTCGATTAATGAAAATTTTCAGAAGACTTCAATGGAAATTGAATCCTTAAAATCTTCTTTGAAGTATTTCAAAGGATATTTCACTTCTGAAAGTAGCCTGAAAGCAAAAATTCCCCTTCCACGTGTCGGGGATTATGCCTATGTTGGCAATTCCTATCCGGGAATAGTGTATGCTTGTGATGTATCCGGAATATGGTACAGTACAGGGAAATCCCCGGCTGATACCCCCGGTGTCGACTTGAATGATTATGCGAAAAAGGAAGAAACGGATACTATTAAGGCTCAAACCCTGAATAACGCTTCTGATATAGGGCGCTTGACTAACAGTGTCAACACGGTGCAGGAATCCGGTTTCCACTTTCCTGATTCATCGGGTAAAGATGTAATGAACTATACCGATAAAGGTTTTGATGTTGCTAAGGTTTCAGCACACCTTTTGTCACTCATTCTTTCAACGGGAGTAATATCGGAAGAGATGCTGTCTGACGAAGTAAAAGAGTTAATAAATACACTGAATCTGGGCGAAGCGCCCGGTACAGCCTATGAGGGTGACAAAGGAAAGGCTAACGCTGATGCGATAAAAATACTTGATGCTTCGATAAAGGCTATGAATAATTCTCTTGAATCAGTTTCGTTTATCATGAAAGTCAATGAACCCGGCTTTCATTTTCCTGACTCTACGGGGAAAGATGTGATGAATTACACAGAGAAAGGTTTTGATGTTGCAAAAATATCAGCTCATTTCCTTTCTCTGATTCTTGCAACTGGCGTGGTAACATCAGATATGCTTTCAGATGAGGTGAAAAAATTAATAGCATCGTCTTCGGGAAGTGCCGATTATCTGTCCTCTATAATCCTGAAAGTGTTGGAATCCGGTTATCACTTCCCTGACTCTACCGGAAAGGATGTGATGAATTATACAGAGAATGGATTTGATGTTGCAAAGGTATCTTCGCATTTCATCGAAGTTCTTAATAGTTCGGGAATTTCAGGAAGTCTAACCTACGAAATAATAAATGATAAAATATATAACTTTTAAAAATACTATTATGGCAGGACTTGCATTTTTTATAGATAGTACTTTCGATACACACTTGGATGTGTCTCCCACACCTTCGGGTGATATTAAAGTAACAGGTATAAGCATAATTGGTGAGGCTTCCATTGATGGTGTCTCCGGCACATATTCGGTATCATATTCCCCCGCGTCTACAACACAGAAAGGCGTTAACTGGTCTATCGTTTCAGGAGCCAATTATGCTTCAATCAATTCTTCCGGTGTCTTGACAGTGAAAGAGGGTGCCTCCGGTAGCTTAGTGAAGATAAAAGCGGCATCATCTTACAACCCACTTATTTATGCTGAAAAAGATGTAACAGTAACTTATAACGATTCCGGTGCAAGCACGGTTATTTCAGAATTCTGTAGACGTGTACTTGCTGATGGTGGAATATTACTGAAAGGTTCTGCTGGAGCTACACAAGAAGAGTACGATCGTCATACTGCACTTTTGGGTATAGAGCCTAAGCTTGATTTTCTTGGGTATAAAGAAACGGGAGGTGTTATTTCTAAACTTTATTCAATTGATTCAAAATATGATTGTGATAGTCTGACTGGAATCGTGCTAAATGATGGTATTATAACTACTACGGAAGCGGCAGGTAAGATTCTTTATAATAAGAATTTCAACAATGGTGATATTAGGACAGAGATGACGCATTTGTATTATGAAGGTCCGTTGGATACATATTCGACAACCGAATCTGTATTTGTTGCAAACATATTAAAGAGCTCATATTCCGGACGTTATGATGTACAAAGCGCTAATATATTCTACATGGGCGGTCTTATCAATGTACAGTATGCAGGTAGCATTAAGGCAGGGGACGGTTTTCCTGCAACTTCTCCAACGAAGATAAAAGTGGAAGTTGATGGTAATGCATCCGGTGAGGAATATGCGCCTGGTTATGTCAAGTCGATCTCTATCAATGATGTAGATAAACTTTCCACGCGTGTACAAATGGCGGATTTCTGGTCAAATGATACAAAAGACGTTTCTTATATCAAGACATATCAGGGTTTTCAACTATGTATAGCAGGGTGATATGGAAAAGAAGATAGTACAATTATCCGATAAATCTAACAATCTGCAACCTTTGCCTGTAACGGTATCTGATGCAGTTTATTTAACAGGAATCAATCCAATCCGGGGAACAGTAGGACGCTTTTCGGACGGAGAGGATGTAAATGGCCTCACTTTAACGGAGTTTATAAATAAAGCGTTCTGCTTTCAGGAATCATTCTCTTTCTTTCATATATCAGACACTCATAAATCAATCTACGGCTTAAATAAGTGTAAGGAATTGATGGACACAGACGAGAGTATATATACGCTTGTTACAGGTGATTTGCAGCTTACTTCCGAAATGAAACAAGTTGTTGCATCAAGTGACAGGTTTCTTGTGATGTTAGGGAATCATGATGTAGCGGATGATTTCGCTCATAATCAAGCGGATGCGAAGGCTAATTATATCACTCCGTATATGACAACCAGAGCCGTAATGGGTGATCCTGAAGGCGCAGGGAGTTACTGGCATAAAGACTTTGTTGTAGACAAGAATACTATCCGTATAATTTCCTTTGATGAATATGAATACACAGAGGTTGGAACTCCATCAGGTTCACAGCATGGTGTTGTATATTCACAGAAGCAAATGAACTGGTTTATTAACTTGCTGAAGAATACTCCTTCTAGTTATTATCTGATTCTTGCGCATCACCAACCTGTATCAGCATATCGAAATGAGAATATGGGCGAGTTTATTTCAGAAAAAGCACCGGATAACTATGAATATGAATCAATTAATAACGCTTCGGACAAGAGCAAGTCCTGCGACCCTTTGATCCTTCCTAAAATCATGGATGCTTACTTGAAGAAAACGGTGATAGAAGGCACTTTCTTCTGTGGTGATGTAAATGGTACTCAATTAACTATAAATGAAGATTTTTCCGCAAGTACTCCTTGTAAATTCTTATTTCATATTGGTGGTCATACGCATTGGGATGTATGCGAATATCTTCCACTTTTTCCAGAACAATTGCAATTAGTGATAGATCAGGATAGGCCACAGCAATATAAATATTCAGATTTGAAAAGAAGTACAGGTGATGAATCTGCATATTGCATAAATCGTGTAACAATCGATTTTGATGAAAAGAAAGTGAAGTTACAACGCATTGGTGCCCATATAACGGATTCTAATAAGAATAGACAGAATCTAGAGTCTAAACTGAAAATATAAAGGTATAAATGGAACTAAACGATTGGCTAACAATACTCGGAGCTTTAGGAGGCTTGGAGGCAATTAAATGGATTGTAAATTTCTACGTCAATCGGAAGACTGATGCAAGGAAAGAGGATGCAGCAGCAGATGCAGCAGAGAATGAAAACGAGCGGAAACAAGTTGCCTGGCTTGAAGAGCGTATTGCTCAACGTGATACGAAAATTGATGCTATCTATGTAGAGCTTCGTCAGGAACAGGCGGAGAAGTTACAGCTTATTCATGATAAACATGAATTGGAATTACGGCTGAAAGAATCAGAGATAAAAAAATGTGATGTTCGCGGATGCTCTAACCGGCAGCCGCCAAGTGATTATTAATTAAAATGGGAGGAAAAGAAATGAAAACTATTGATTCGATTATTATCCACTGCTCGGCCACACGTGCCGGGCAGGATTTACGTGCAAAAGACATTGACCGGATACACAAACAAAGAGGCTTTAGTCAGATCGGTTATAATTATGTGATCGACCTTGACGGAATGGTTGAGAATGGGCGACCGTTAAGCATTGATGGAGCGCATTGTAATACCAAAGGATTTTCAGAGTCTTCGTATAATAAGCATAGTGTTGGCATCTGTTATATCGGAGGACTGGACGCCTCTGGAAAGCCTGCTGATACACGAACGATTGCTCAAAAAACTAGTTTACGTGAGCTGGTAGCAAAGTTATGTAAGGAGTATGATATTGTCGAGGTTCTCGGACATCGTGATACTTCATCCGATTTGGACGGGTCCGGTGAAGTTGAACCGGCAGAATACATCAAGGCTTGTCCCTGCTTTGACGTTCGTTCCGAGTTTTCTAATTTTCTTCGTAATACAGTGATCTTGCCATGAAAGCGCTAATTTATATAACCATATTCCTGATGTCAGGAATATGGTTGTCATCTTGCAAAACTTCTCGTAACATCGATACACAAAAGCAGATTGACTATTCAGGGGACTTTTTGTATCTGCGAAACTTAATAGAATCCCTACGGCTGGATGTGAATAAGCAAACGAAAATTACTACTGACAAGCTTCGTGATCTGAAGATTGAAAATACAACTGTTTACTTATCTGCTCCGGATTCAACAGGGAAACAATATCCGGTGAAAGAAAGTATCACTACTGCAACTAAGCAGGATCAGGAACGAACAGAAGTTGATGAAACATTATCTCTTACCTTACAACAGTTTTCTAACCGATTAGATACTATTAGTAGTAAGGTGAATGCTATATTGAGCCAAAAAGAAAAGGTCGTAGAGTTATCATGGTGGGATTTACATAAAAATAAAGCATATATCATTATAGCTCTGATAATTGCAGTGGGGGGAGTGTATAGCCGAAATAAATAATCTAAAAGAGGCAGCGTTCGTTGCCTCTTTTAGGTTGTAGGTTGTACGTTAGATATCGGGAAAATCATTTCTTATTTTATCGCTTTTTACAGCGAAGTTTCTTCTAATGTATCGTTCTGTAGTATCAATAGATTTATGACGAAAGTGACGTTGTAGTTCCCAAGTATCAATACCTTCATTTACAAGTTTTACCCCTCCTGTATGTTTGAAACTGTATAATTTGTATTGATTTGAAACATTGAGTCGATCACGTATTTTATCAAACCTAAATCTAAAATTATTCTTTCCCAACATTGTTTTGCCAGGGACACCATTATGAGAGAATATATAAAAATCTTTGGGATGTGTATCGAGGTTCAAGATATTATATATATAGTCATATAATTGGCGTGGAATGTTTACCGATTCGGTCTGTCGATTCTTACTGATATCTTTGGGGACTGTTATTATGTGATTGTCAAAGTCTATGTCTCCAATTTGTAGTTGTCTGCACTCATTTGGACGGATGGCACAATAATATTCCATTTGACACACTAACCATAATTGAGGATCATGTTCCTTTATGTGCTTTGATAGTAACTGACGCTCCCGGTCAGGAATTGGTTTGGCTGCTTCATCTTTAATGCTACCCATATTAGGTATATCATGTACCGGATTAGTATCTATAATCCTTTTTACCTTTAGTAAATAATCAAAGAAACCATGTAATATTTGAGTGTACTTTTTCACTGTTCGCTGGCTTACATCATGCTTTTCTACAATATAGCATAGAAATTCGCATATTGAATTCTGTTCGAAAAAACAAATGTTTTTTTTGTCCAAACCAGTTTGCTCCACCCATTCACAAAATATGCGGAGTTTGGATTTATAAGTCTGAAAAGAGTGAGGAATTACTTCTACTTTTTTAATTGCTAAGAAATCAGAGAGATATGTACGTATTCCGATAGAACCTTTTCTTTCATTACCCCATCGTTTCGCAATGTTATGATATAGCAACTCATCATTGTAGCTAACTTTTGTGTCTAAGAATGGAATTTCCCCCTTAGCAAATTTCTCCTTAATGTCATTTATGATTTTTTCTGCGAAAGCGTAACGTTCTTCTTTGGTCTTTAATTTTGCAAAACCGTTATAGACCCGGAATCGTTTCATTTCATCTGTTTGAGGATTGCGACATGAATACTCTACGAACCATGTTTTACTCAAATCACCACCACAATCTTTTAGGTGTGGTAAGATAACAATAGACTTTTGTTTTGCCATAATAATCACTTTTAATTGTATATTGACGATTTACCAACTAAAAGACAATTATAGACACTTTGAAGATCGAGTTAAAAAGAATACATTTATGTATGTAACTAATTGATATTCTTTTAATTTTGTCGGGATACCAGGATTCGAACCTGGGACCCCCTGCTCCCAAAGCGGCGTGATAATAAAGGATATTCAGCTACATATCAGTTAATTATAATGATGCGAGCTAACCATTTCAAAGATAGTTCAAAGAACGCTATTTTGAGGGCTTTATTTTAGCCCTTTCTAACTCATGATTCAATAAAGCAATTTCTTGCTTTTGGGCGCTGTTTTCTCGCAGTACTTTCCGGAGCTGTTGCCGGAGAGCAACGATTGTTTTGTCTTTATCTTCCATATATTTATTTGTTGGTTTATCCGGTTATTTTTTGTCGTCCGGCTACTTGCACTTTCTTGTTTTCTTTATTATCTATACAAGGAAAAACAATAGGTATACTAAATCTTATATTTGTAGCTGACTTAGCTTGTCCTTCAATTTTGGTATTACTACCGAATCCCCAAGCACCAAAAGTAACTCCAAAGCCAACTTTTCCACCTTCACCGGACATATTAGCCAATGATACCTCGAATTCAATATTCTGAACACTGTATAATTTTCCTTCTATTTCTACATTGTTCTTACTGTTACTTTTCCGAGGACTTACAATAGCCCCACTGGTTTCAACTCTTTTTTGAGCAGCTGTTATACCATCAACGATTTGGGAAATTGCTTCCTCTACAAACTCCTTGAGTTCTATTACCTTTGGGGTATTCTCTGGTTCCATTTATATTTTAAATTAAAAGTTATGTTTAAAAAGTTACTTTACAATTATCGTATGCGTAAACTACGCAAATATTATATTGATTATACAATGAAACATTCATCTAATTCCATTAATGCATTTTGCTATGAACGAGATGACGGTGGGCTAGATGAGGTTGCCATTAGGTATATTGAAAATATATGTAATTATATTGTAAAAGGTATCCAATAGGATGCCTTTTAGTGTATTCTACATTTTCAATTAACTGGACTTCATGATGTTATATGATCATTGTTTCTCATAGAATAGCAGTCCGACACGATCTATATGCTCGCCAAAAGGAGTACCTATATTCTTACTGTAATCAACTATATCTACTTTGTATAGTAATCCCAAGTCCTCTATTTGAATATTTATATCCAACAGTTCATTGAAAGATATATTTTGCCCTATAAGGGCCAAATCAATATCTGATCCTTCGGTATAGTTGCCTTTAGCTCTAGAGCCAAATATTAATACCTTGTCAATATTGGGATGTTTTTTTAATACATCACTAATATCTTTTATAACTTCATTACTTAAACCAAACATATTATGCGAATAATCCTGTGATTTCACTTCTTTCATAACCAAGCCGAACAGCTAATTGTTTTAGCAGTATAGAATACTCAGTGTAAATCTTTTCGACTATCTCACTTGCTTTGCCATCATTGTATGTATGCGATGTTATATTTCTAGCCTTCGACATTCTACGCCAAGCATCATGATCTGATATTAAACCATCTTCAAATGATTTCTGTAATACAGGATTTGGACCTGTTATATCCTTATATCCTTTATACTCTAAGAAATCCTGCAAAACTTTCCAAGCCAACTCGAAAGTATATTCAAATCTTTGTACAAGACCTTCCATTTCCAGTTCGGTTAACTCATAGGGTTTTCTTTCGGATTCCGTAACCAGTAATACTCTTTTGCATGCCTTGCAATAACTATCATATCTTTGTAACCAACGTATATCTTGTTCCATAGTTGCTAAATTATAGATCAATTATTTGAGTTTGATTTCTCCCTTTTTTAAAATCATCATCCCATTCTATTTTTATTGTAAAATGTGGCCTTCTTCGAAACAATATGTATCGCACTTCAAAAGATTGTTGGGGAAGGAGTATTGGATAAGGTAAATAATTGTCTGGCATATTTAATGATATGTTCTCCTCAGGATCATCAAGAATTGCAAAATTTACATTATATGCCTTCGCTTGTCCTTTGTTGTAAATTTTTAAAATATTCATTTCTCCTTTGCTGGTTTTAATAACATTGCACTCAATAGAAGCTTTTTGACTTTCTTCTTCTTCTGTTCTTCTTTTTTCTATTTCTTTTTTCTTTATAATCAAATCCAATTTATGGATTTTCCTACCTGTATACCAAGAATAAATAAGTGCTAATGCTGCAATTATAAAACTGCCTAATGAAATCCAATCTGAAATTTCCATCTTGATTATATTTTATATAAAACTTAATATTATGAATATTTTAATTTGCATATTTTCTGTTTCCATTTCCATTGGATCAGTGTTTATTAATCTAAAAAATATCAATCGTTTAAATAATCTTGAAAAAGAGATAGCTAAGCTTTTAAATAAAAAGTAATCACTTTCTTTTGAATATAGAAATGAGTTGATTCCGTATATCAGATGTTATTTCCTCTTTAATAGTATCTATTTCTTGGGTGATATAAGCTTGATTGAGTTCTACTAGTTCATCATAGCCACCAAAATATTCACGATTACATTTGGTACATTTGATATAACTTTTATTATCATTGCATTCAAATGAAGAGTCGTCACCACAAGTTATGCAATGTAATTTTATTGATTTATTATAATTCTTATCCATGGCTAATTTTATGTTTGTAATACTATAGAATTTTATTTGTTATGACCCCTTTTACAAGGAATACTCGAAGAACTTTAGTCTTGTCTATTATCATCTCGTCAAATTCTTCCAAGTTCTTTGGAACTAAACGCCATTTATTAGGATTGTCCTTGCAGTTACGGATATATTTCACAGTTCTGTATTCGTCTGTTATAATAAGGTATGCCTCTCCAGGAAGAACACTATCTAAACTGACTTCCTTAATAGCTATAATAGAACCATCATTTATGTCTGGAATCATAGAACGTCCATAAGCTGGTACCGCACAATCACAATTCTGAAATGCAGGTATATGCAAATAGTAATTAGGAATATTAGTCTGATCGTTGGGAAGTTCATCATATCCCATAGTAACATCAACGTCAAAATAAGGTATTCCTTTGGATGATTGTTTACTTGGTGCAGGCATTTCAGAGGAAATAGAAGTGATAGATTTCGCAGAAGAATTTAGTTTATTTCCGTCTCCAGTCAATAGCCAGGTTGTATTCAAATCCGGGTAGATTGTAGATATTTTCTCTAAATTATTCCGTCTTATAGAGTCTCCTGTGTTTCGGACAAATCCATTGCTTAAACCACAATTCTGCTCGAACATTCTTGTGCTTATGCCTAATTCGTTTATGAATTGGAGTAGCCTATCTCTAACTGTTTCTTTCATTAAATCCTAAATTTTCTTAATATATAGATTATTTCTCTATGCAAATATCTACATGTGTAGATTTTAATTCTATATTTGCACTATAAAGTTAACGCAAAACAATGATAACGCCAAAATAAAAGGGCAATAAAGTTAACAAAATAGATTATTTACTCTAAATCGATATATAGATATGGTAAAGACAGAAAAAATAAAATTAGTGGTTTACAAAGAACATACGCTTGGGTATATTCTACCAGAATTGCCTGATTCAGTTCAAATACTACATTCTTCACCTCTGAAAGGAGCTATTGGTACAACCAATTTGCAGAACAATTTCCAGATCAACAATCCGAATGAAATCAGACTAGCAAGCGAGAGTGATTTTGATGCGTTTGGAATTTCGTTTGATGGATATAAAAATTCACCTGATTACATTTATAAATAAAATAAGAAAATGAAGACAATTCTAGAAGTTTCATTACAGGAAGCAAGTAAGGCAAAGGATGCAATTAGATATAGTTTGCTGCGTACAGAACTGAACCAAACAAGTACCAATGTTTGGGAACTACCAACTTATGATATGAATGATGGATATGAGTGTGATGGTGACGAAGAACTGAAAGATGAAATTCGTGAACTGTTTTCTTCTTTCGGAATTGCAGAAGAAGAGTATTCATTCACTGACAAAGAAACGGAAGAATAAGCTATATAATCCCGGACGGGTTTGACCGCCTTTCCGGGAACTAGAAACTATAAATATAATAATGTATATGGAAAATCAATTAGAAACTATCAAAGCAAATCTGCCTTACGGATACGAAAAGCAGATAGCGAAAGAAGTAGGATGCTCACAGGGTACAGTGCACAATATCCTTAATAATAAGCCGGCTTCTGCTCGCTCAACCTACAAAGCAAAAGTATTGAATGTCGCTGTAAGAATGGCTAATGAAGCCTTGGAAGCTACTAAAGGAGTCTCCAAAGCTGCTGCCGAACTAGAGACTTTGCATCATGGAACTGCAAGCTGACGCTAAACTAACGAAGCGCGAAAATCAGATTGCTGGCCTCGCTTTTTGTGGTAAAGCAAAGAAAGAGATTGCGGATCTCTTGAATATTGCATACGGGACGGTAAACGTAATACTGGATAGAGCTTACAAAAAGACAGGAACAAGTAAACTGAATGAATTAGGCAGTTGGTGGGCTAATAGAGCATTTGCTCTAAATATTGATTTCCAGCAATTGCAGAAAACAATCGTAGCTCTTTCGTTTCTTGGGATTATTGCCTTTCAGATTGCATTTGACTGCAACAACGATCTTAACCGGAGTCGACGGGCAAGAATACGAAGAAATAAAATAGAAGAAGTATATGAACTCTAATCAATATTAATCAGGCAGCATAGCATAGAGATGCAGATGTGTTTCAGTAATAAAATCAGCTCAACACCATTCAAAAGTATAGGAAACAGCCTAATTAGAGATTATGGAAAATTGCTTCGAAATGATGGTCGCCCGATGCATTAAAATTGGGACGGTGCAAACGCTTACGATGCTGGGACTACTCCCCGAAGTAGTAACAATATCACAAGCGGAAGAAATATACGGAAAACGCCTAATAAAAGAGTGGCGCGAAAAAGCCTGGATTAAGTTTTATCCGGCAAATAATAAGGAAAGAGGAAAATATTATGTGAAACGATCCGAATTGGAAACAGCCAGTGCAATGATGGATTTGCATAATAAAGTTCCAGATAACATTATCAAACAACTAATGCAGATCGCTGTATGAGATATATACCGAAATCATCAGAAGTATTACAGGCTCTGCAAGACAGTATCGGAAAGCAGATTGCAGAAAGAGAAGAACAGAAAAAGAACTATGTTCCTACTCCTGTAGAGATTAAACCTGATAAAAATATAAGCATAGAGCCCACGGCCGAAGATATTCTTTTAATGGAGGAATATAGACGTGGAGTATATCAAGGAGATTAATAAAACGCTAATATTTAAACAATTATGAGTAAAATTATTGAAGTAAAAGTGGAAGAGCTAAATGCGCTTCCAGCAACGAAAATTGTCGAAAGTGAAAATGTACAGGCAAAATTCGTTCAAATGTACAATGCTATCTGGGGAACAGATAAAGGTGAGCAAATGTATCATAAAGAAGTATTCAACTTTCAAAAACTTCTCCGTGATAATCCTGATTTGGCAGATTCGACAAAGATGTCTCTATATGGCTGTTTTCTTGATATAGCAGTCAACGGTCTTACACTAGATCAAACAGGACATCCACTTTGCTATATACTTAGCAGAAGCAGTAAAACCGGACACAAGAATGCACAAGGATATGATATTTATGAAAAACGTGCCTATGTTTCAGTTACCGGGTATGGCGAACTGACAATGCGTATGCGTGCCGGGCAAATCAAGTATGCGGATAATCCAGTCGTTGTATATGAGGGAGATCATTTTAAAGCATCCTTAGTTAATGGTATAAAGAATATCGAGTATGAAGCACAATGTCCCCGTACTTCAACCAAAGTTATTGCTGCATTCATTCGTATTGTACGAAATGACAACTCGGTAGATTATCAATGGTTAATGGAAGGTGATATCGAACGATTGAAACATTATAGTGAAAAAGCAAATTCGAAGTGGAACGATCAAACTAAAAGACGTGAATTGGGTAAAGCCAATGCACTCTATACTTCGAATAATGGCAGCATTGATCCTGGGTTCCTTGAGAATAAGATGATCAAACATGCGTTTGATGCTTATCCAAAAGTGCGTACAGGTAAGTTTACTATTATGGATTCGGATCAAGAAGAGGAAGAAATTATCGACTATGGCTTGGTGGATGAAGATAAGGTTAATGAACCCGTTCAGGCTGTGGATAATCCTAATATTCCTTTCGGTGAAGAAAAACAACTGGAAGCTCCAGAACCTGTACAGGTGCCAGTCTCCGATGATGATGAAGACGGTGGATTCTAATACTTACTAACCGATTAAAATAAATAATATGGCAACAGAGTTAATCAAAATAGACGAAGCAAAAAATATTCTGTCATCTTTTCCAGATATAATGGGGAAGAATACAAATTCTGTCAAAAAGTGTAATGAAGCTGGGCAAGCTCTCCTTGACACTATCGAAGGAGAAGGTATGAATGAAACAATAGATCAGGCTACAGCCGACTACTTGAAAAAGGTTAGCGTAACACTCAAAAATATGGATGAACGTCGTAAACCTATTACGCAGATATTTGATAGAATACGTTCCTTTTTCACCTCCCAAGAAAAACAAATTGATCCTAAGGATCCTTCAACAATTCCCGGAAAGCTTGTGATAAAGCGCAATGAGTATGCCAAGTTTAAATACGAAGAAGAACAGAAAAGAAAGAGAGAAGCGGAACAGAGAGCTAGAATTGAAACAGAGAAAGCAAACTATCGACAGATAATAGGGGATAGCCTTCTTTCTTATTTCAACCAATATCTTTCAAGTAAAGTTTCTGAATTGCAGGGAATATTTTCCAACTTGACTTATGAAAACTTCGATCGTGAAGTTATAGGAATCACAGTTTTTCAGACCGATTATCCCAAATCTCATTTTGATAAGTTTAGTGCGGATTCTGCGACTTACTATATTAGTCAAGAAACAAAACAGGAGATTCGCCGAGAAGTTCTAGAGGGCAAATATGAGCAATACGCTCAACAGTATAAGGCAAAGATTGTAAGCGTTAAGCAAGACCTTACCGACCGTGTTCCCTCTAAACGCAAGGAACTTGCAGAACTGGAACAACTTCGTCTCGCTAATGCAGAGGAAGCTGCCAAAGCGGAAGAATTGCGTAAACAACGTGAAAAAGAAGCTGCAGCCAAAAGAATGGAAGAGTTGAAAAAGGAGGAAGAAGCAGCAAAACAAGAGGCTGCACTGAAGGCACAACAAAGCTCTATTGGTAGTCTTTTTATGGAAGCTGCCGCTTCTATTGCTCCTCCACCGACTAACGCCAAGGTGAAAGAAAAGATTGTTGTACTTCATCAGCAGGGATATTTAGAAATATTCCAGATGTGGTGGATAAACGAAGGTCAAACATTGCCTGTTGAAGAACTGGAGAAAATCTTTAAAAAGATGATTACTTATTGCGAGAAGCAGGCGAACGGTAAAGATCAAAAGCATATCGAATCAAAATTCATCCGATATGAAGCAGATGTAAAAGCCAAATAGCCATGTCAAATCCTGATTCATATTACTCTCGTCCGGAGGTCAGCAATTCAGATCTGACAGAGCTTAAGAACTATCTTTATCCCCGTGCTCAATACGGGGATAAAGAGAAGGCATTCAAGTTTGGAACTCTTGTAGATGCTCTTATTACAGAAAACGAGCGTGTAAGATATGACAAGTTAATGGTAGACGATTACGTGTATACGAAAGACGAATTTGAACTAGGGCTTGAAATGCGTAAGGCTCTCCGGAAAGAAGCAGAAAAGGATCAATTTCTAGCTGTCGTTTTAGCACAGTCCGATACACAAAAGTTTATGGTTAATAAACAACAAGAGTTCTTTTATGGGAACTTTGTTTATCATCTTGATACACGGTGTAAATGGGATTGGTGGTTGTCTTCTTTCAACTTTGGAGGTGATTTAAAAACGACCTTCGCAGAGTCCCAAACACAATTTGATGAAGTGATAGATTTCTTTGACTGGGACCGGTCCCGGGCATGGTATATGGATATAGCCGGTAGCAAACAAGATTTTATTTATGCTATCAGCAAGAAGAATTGTAGAATCTTCAAGCATTTTATCACCGACCGGAAACACCCTTCATACATCAGAGGAAAAGAGAAATACGAGGACCTTGCTTTTAAGTGGTGGCAATTAATGGTCTGATTATATTTTACCATAAAACAATATGAATTTACTTATTACATCAAAAGAACAAATATTGGCCGAATTAACCAATATAGATTCATTCCTTAATATAACTATGAGCGAAGATGTAGCAGAAGCTGTACAACGCGGTAATGATTTAGCTGTATATGTTGCCCGCTCTGGAAAATTGCTCGCAGATTCAAAATATTGGCTCAATGAGGCAATGAAATCCGAGGTCATGCAGACGCTTGTAGACACGGCAAAAAGTGCGAAAGCAACAGCGACAGCGATAAATGCTCTAGTCAATTCTTTATGTCGGGAAGAGAGATACTTAGTTGATTGGTGCGAACGTTGCAATCGGACGGCAACACATCAATTATCGTGGTGTGTAACTGTAATAAGTAAAGCTAAGGCAGAAATGCAAATGTCCGGAATGTTTAACAACAAAAAGTAATTATCATGAAAAATCTAAGAAGAGTCACAATCGGAATATCCGTTATCGGCCTGTTTACGGCATTATCTTTCTCTCAAAGAGAAGATGCTACAACTAGAGAAATAACTACGGCTGCCGTAATGGGAGTTGTATCAACGTTTAGTATTATCACTTTATCAACTAAAGAAGATTATGGAACAAGCAAAAAATGAAATCAAGAAAGCGATTATTAAAAAGGACCGCTTGAATGTAGTGTACAATGAACGTTTTTCGGAAGCAAACTATACGAATGTAATTAGCAAGAACTGCGATCAGATCATTCATAGTGACTTAAGAGAGACATTTAATCGTCTTAAATTACATCTTGTCGTATTATGCGAACAGCCGGAAGCTGCCAATATTAATAAGGATAGTTTTACGTCTCCTGGCTATTCAGAGATTCTTGAAAATTACATCATAACCGGCTATGCAAACGATAGTGTCGACAGTGTTTCTGGAATTACTATTATGGGAGCTAAATTACTTCAGTCTGGCAAGGTTGTTGATCTGAAAATCTTCGTTCCTCTTCTTGATGCAGACTATCCTTACTATGAAGAATTGAGCATTGATGCGGCAGCTTGTGATGCGGAAGTTGAGAGTTATCTGTTTGAAGAGAAATGGGGAGTCAGACAGGAACGTCTTGATTTTGATACAGACGAACCGGAAGAAGCCGTTATAATTGAAGATAAACCTAAAAAAAGAGGGCGAAAGAAGCAAATAGAAGCTCCAGCTCCTTTAGATGCAACTGCATAACACCAATCACTATAGGGGGATAATTCCCCCTACAAAATACTCTAAATCATGAATATCGAATTAAAAGGAGATAATTTTGAATTATCTTTCAAATATAAACCTTCTATCGTAGATCGGATCAGGCAGATTCCTGGAAGACGTTTTGACGGTACCCGAAAAGTTTGGATTATTCCGACTAGGAGTAGAGTTGATCTTGAAAGGATGATTTATCAAATACAGCAATTTGAGAATATAAACTGGCTTAGTGGCAATGAAAAAAGGGAAGAAGAAGCTGTTTACGATATTCCGGAACTTCCGGAGCTGGTCATTCCTCATAATCTTAAAATTCAACCTTATCCTTATCAACTTAAAGGCATTGCTCGAGGATTAGAATTAAAACGGTTTATGAACTGTGATGAACCGGGACTCGGTAAGACATTGCAGAGTATTGCAACAATTAATATCGCTGGTGCTTTTCCTTGTCTTGTTATTTGTCCTTCTTCATTAAAAATAAACTGGATGCGTGAATGGGAGAAGTTTACGGACAAAAAAGCAATGATCTTAACTGATAAAGTACGTGATACTTGGACTTTTTTCTTTCAAACAGGAATGCATCAGGTATTTATAGTCAATTATGAGTCTTTAAAAAAGTACTTTGTACAACGTATAAAGAAGTCCGAAGGCTGGACGCTACGAGATGTAGAATTTAGAAACTCAATCAACTTATTCAAATCAGTTATCATTGATGAGAGTCATCGTTGTAAATCTGCATCTACCCAGCAGGCTAAATTCTGTAAAGGGATATGCACCGGCAAAGAATGGATTATCGAATTGACGGGAACCCCAGTTGTCAACAGGCCAAGAGACCTGATTCCACAGCTAGCAATATTGAATCGTATGGAAGATTTTGGAGGTTATAAGCCTTTTGTTAACCGATACTGTTCAGGTCAAAGAGAAGCGTCAAATTTGAAAGAATTAAATTTCAACCTATGGAAATACTGTATGTTTCGACGTGAAAAGTCACTAGTTCTTACAGATCTTCCAGATAAAATACGTCAAGTAAACACATGTGAAATTACTAATCGTAAGGAGTACGTAGATGCCGAACGTGACCTTATTATGTATCTACAGAAATATAAGGATGCCGACGATGAAAAGATTGAAAAGGCTTTGCGTGGTGAAGTCATGGTACGTATCAATATTCTTCGGCAGATCTCCGCACGTGGAAAAGTACGCGATGTTATTGAATTTGTGAAAGACTTCCGGGAGAATGGAAAGAAAATAATCCTCTTTTGTTCTCTTCATGAGGTTGTAGACCAACTGAAACGTTACTTTCCCACTGCTGTGTCAGTTACCGGAAGAGATTCCCAAGATGTTAAGCAAAGAGCGGTTGATGCCTTCCAGAATAATCCTAAGACAGATATAATTATTTGCTCTATTAAAGCGGCTGGAGTTGGCTTAACGCTTACTGCATCAAGTAATGTCGCTTTTGTTGAGTTCCCTTGGACATACGCCGATTGTTGTCAGTGCGAAGACCGGGCACACCGTATCGGGCAAAAGGACTCTGTTACCTGTTACTACTTTCTTGGTCGGCGAACTATTGATGAAAAAGTTTATCGCATAATTCAAGAGAAGAAAAATATCGCTAATGCAGTAACCGGATCTACGGAAGACATTGAGGAAAATATCGTCGATATGGTTGCACGAATATTTGATACAGATTATGACGATGAGGGGTTTTAAAATGGAGTCACAACAGAAAATAGACCGGTTAAAGAAAGCGGGCTACCAAGTTCAAGAGAAAGGTAACAAGATTCGTGTTACCAAAGGATCATTAATAATCAATGGAACAATTAACCAAGTACACAAAGAAGTTTTTAATCAATAATTATAGGCACTATGAATACGTATAGTAAATATGTACCAAATGTTTTTCTTGCAAAATGTAGTGAAAAACATGAAAAAGGAGAAGTAATCGAGGTTACAACCAAGTATGGAAAAGAAAATGAATGTATTGTTTTCAACCTCATTTACGAACGTGATGGATTCTATTATTACTCAATCGTACGGGCTGATGGCTTTAATGTGCAAGAGTGGGCTAAACAAAGGGCTGAACGTCGTCATGAATGGGCTATATCTGCTGTACAGAAAAGTAGTGAATATTACAACAAGTCCAATAAAGATAAGGATTTTCTTTCTCTAGGTGAACCTATCAAAGTGGGACATCATAGCGAGAAGCGACACAGAAAAGCGATAGATGATGCATGGAACAATATGGGTAAAAGTGTTCAGTTTGACGAAAAAGCAGCCGAGCACGAAAGGATAGCTAAATATTGGGAACAACGTGCAAATACAATCAATTTATCCATGCCGGAGAGTATTGATTTCTACGAGCATAAACTTGAAGTTGCTCAAAAATATCACGAAGCCGTTAAATCGGGAAAGTGCCCGCGTAGTCATTCTTATGCTCTTACTTATGCAAAGAAAGAAGTAAATGAATTACAAAAGAAATACGAACTCGCAAAGACACTGTGGGGAGATGTTTAATCTAGTAGCCTTCGGGCTACTATAATTCAAGCCAAGATAGTAATGAAAGATATAGGTATCGCATTGATTTATGTTGCTTTTTTCTCTCTAATAGGATTTTCCTTGTGGGTGACAAAAAGTGTATGGGTATTATTGGCATTGATATTTACCCCTGAGTATCACAGTAAGAAAGATTAATAACAATTTAGAAATGAATAAGAATGAGATTAAACTTCAAAAGAATAATTCTAATCGTGATTGGAGCGATTTAGAATGGATTCAAGAGTTTCATTCCTTTTTGCAGGGTGATATTCCAGAAGGAATTTCTTTAGGTGATGAGTATAAAGTTAAACTTACTCCAGAGCAATCAAGTACTGTTATTTGGTATCTACAAGAACACTTCCCCATACTACCAGATTCGATAGAAATGTGTGACGTGTGTAAGAGATTGTATGATAGTTATTCCGAAGGTTGTTATTACGAGATTGAGGGAAAGAACTTTTGTGGAGCATGTGAAGACGAAAGCGAGGCTACATATTGTGATAATTGTATGTCTGATATGTGGAAATCAGAGGGTAGAGATGAAGATGCAGGGCTTTATCTCTGCAAGAAATGCAAGGAGAATAGGGAGTAATTAACGTAAAACAAAAGAGAAATGAATACATCTTTTGAGAAGTCGGTTAATACCACCGATGAATGGTACACGCCAAAGGAAATTATAGACGCATTGGGAAAGTTCGATTTAGATCCATGCGCTCCGGTTAAACCGCTTTGGCAAACGGCAGAAACCATGTACAACAAAAAACATGACGGATTAACTAAAGAATGGGCAGGTCGTGTTTGGCTAAATCCACCTTACTCCCGTCCACTTATTGAACAATTTGTCCGTAAACTGGCACAACATGGCAATGGCATTGCGCTGTTGTTCAACCGCTGTGATAGTAAGATGTTCCAGGATGTCATATTTGAGAAAGCAACGGCAATGAAGTTTCTACGAAATCGAATTCGCTTCTTTCGACCGGATGGAACCCGTGGGGATTCTCCCGGTTGCGGTAGTATCCTAATCGCTTTCGGTGAAGATAATGCCGAGATATTAAGAACTTGCGATATTGCAGGTAAGTATATACGAATCAATTAGCGTAAATCAAATATAGATATGAATACATATAGATACGAAAACAGACCTTATGATATTCCCTATAGGGAACTGAAAATGGTAGATGAAGAAAAGTCTACTCCTTGGAAAACCGTCCCACCTTCTTGGAAAAATTCCTCTTCGAAAGGTGGACGTACTGCGAATCAAATCAAAAAAGACCGGAAGCGGAAGAAAATGAATAAAAGGAAATAATCATAACCGCTTCAGAAATGAACAAACTCACCAATAGACAGAAACTTATTATACAAGGCAAAATTTGTCCGTATTGTGGAAAAGATACAGAATTTATGGATAGTTCCATTGTATATGGCAAATCTTACGGTATGATTTATATCTGCCGTACCTGCAATGCTTATGTTGGTGTACATAAAGGAACCGATCAGGCTTTAGGCAGATTAGCCAACAAACAGCTCCGAGTGCTCAAACATGAAGCACACGAATATTTCGATAAGATATGGCGATTCAAGTTAATGAAGCGAACAGAAGCTTATACATGGCTCTCGTCTGTATTAGAACTTCCAGAAGAATATACACATATCGGAATGTTCTCTGAAAAAACCTGTAGACAGGTTATATATGTTAGTAAACAGTTACTGCAAAAATATGGAATCGAATCTAAGACACCTTATTGCGAAAATGACTAAAGAAAAGTGCATTTTATGCGGAAAAGAAACGGTATCGGTTATTAAAACCGGTACCGACTTTATGTGTTATAATTGTTATGCAGATCAGCGTAATCCTACGCGCTCTAAAGAAGTACATAATAACGAGGAAGCTCGAATACAAACAGAGTTCTTTAAACTTATTCCTCTATATTTCCCTAATATACCTGACAAACTTATATTTGCCGTTCCGAACGGTGGAAGCCGTCATATACGTGAAGCTGCTAACCTGAAACGTCAAGGAGTAAAGCCTGGTGTTTCTGATGTGATCGTACTTATTCCCAAAAAGGGTTTTGCTTCTCTCTGTATAGAGTTTAAAACGAAGGTGGGGAAACAATCAGAATATCAAAAAGAGTTTCAAAAACAGGCTGAAAGTTGCCGAAATAAATACGTTATAGTCCGAAGTGCATTACAGGCAATCGAAGAACTACGAAAATATCTTTCTTAATGGAACTGAAATATATGATACGGGAATTACATTTTGAGATACTAAAATTCTCTAGTTTGAAATAGCTTTTATGTGATTAAGCAAATTCTGCACTTGTTTTATATATCTTTGCTCTAAAATTACAAGAATGACATTTGAAGAAGCTGTTTCATTAGTTGACCGGATAAAAGACCAGGTTGTCGGTGTTCCCGTTAAAGGTCGGTTTATTGAATCTCTATTCATCGGACCAGCCAATTGGGATGAAATGCATGTCTTTATGAATATTTGTTTTCAAAAAGGGGAAGATGAAGCTATCGATGAGTTTATTGGAAAAAGTTTCTCCGTGTATGGCAGGTCTGTTAGCTATATTAATCCGGATCTTCCTCGGTGGGATGTAATAGTGTTGGATGACTGGGAGAAAACTATTTATAATTGAAAGAGGTAGCTTATTTGGCTACCTCTTTTTTTACTGGTACCAAAGGAGAGCAACTTTCTCGGTTTACAACTATATCACGCATATTAGGCTTATTATTAAAATTACGAGATATGTTCTTTACAATATCAGTATAGTTATCAGAACATCTCTCAAGGTTATCAGAATTTCCCTTATACTGATAATAAAATACCTTAATTGATAAACAATTATCATGTTCAAATAAAGTATTTAATAGAGTTCTATCAGAATTTCCACAAGAATGTCCCATTACAAATACCTGATATGGTCCTAATGCTATAAATTTCAATAATTCTCTATAGTTCTTTGTTTGATGATATTTTATAGACTTAATATTTTCTAGAAAATCATTATTTTGTAATCCTTCTATTTTTCTATAATCATCATCCAATTCATCGCCATATCCAAAGATAATGGGATTATTTTCATTATCTAATTCCCCATGGATATTGATTATTTCATTAGGGTTATCACTTGCATATAATTTTTCTGCGGTGTTTGTATAATTAAAGTTGAGAATTAATGTGCTTGGTATAAAATACTTCTCTTTAAAAGATTTCTTATTGATATGTTTTTTTATGAATAGCATTTGTTCTTCCTCTTTTGTCATACATAAATTGTATTGAGGGTCATTTTCTTTATCATGTCGGAAGTCTATATCATCTCCTGAATAGAACATCTCTGAAAAAATAGAATCAACGAATGCCGTTTGTTTACAAGTCGCAATTTCATCAAATTCTACAAAACTCGAAAAAGCTTCTTGGATTGACTGGTGTATACTTATTTCTGTATTTTTAGTAACTTTGGTCAAGTACTCCTCTAATAGTCTTTTAACATCATCAAATTCTTTGTTTAATGTCCGAATGCTTTCACTTTGTTTTTGAGGATTTCTTTCTTGAAGTAGTTCTTTCAATGCATTATAATATTCATTTTCTATATCTACCCAATTAATGAGGGAACATTGACGAGATATACGTTCAAAAAAACGATTTTTGAACTTTAAATGAACTGTCACTGATGTATTAGGGACACTATTATACTCATTGATTAATGTACATAGTTTTCCAAAAGGACTATTTTCATTATATGAAAAACAAACTTTATTGGTTTCAGTTTTACCACACTCTTTTTCAATACACACAAAATTATCTTTGTAATTTTCAGGGATGTGTTTGGACCCTCCATAATGCTGGTCTAACCACTGCCAGTATCTACCATATACCTGTTCTTCAACAACTGCCCAATAGTCATTAATAAAATCCTTATATCCGGTCTTTAAATTGTGAGCTAAATCAAAACCATTACCAATAATTATAATTCTATTCATACTGGAGACTTATTTAAGTTAATAACAAAAATATCATAATTCTAGAACGAAGTTATGATCGCATTTATTTTCCATATTATATTTTTAAACATTCAATATTCTTCTTGTTTACAAAATCTTCAAACTCACCTTTCAATTCCCTACTCAATTTTAATTCGCTATTCCAAAGAGGTAATCTTTTATTTTGTATAACAGACTCCAATATTAAACAGTATTCTACTAGTAACGGATTGTCATTTTCTGTATTATACCAACATATTTCCAATTCGCAGATAGATAGCGCACGCATTTTTTCAGGCCACAGTTTCCATCTAGGAGTCTTTTGCTGCTTCCCAATTATTCGTCTTTTTAGTCCTCCTTTGCGATGCACTGTCTTTCCATTTTCTATATGTCCTGAACTTCCGATATAAACTGGAACCTTCGTCCCTTTAAAATAGCCATATACAATATACACTCCACAACAATCATCAGGAATTTGAGCCTTCTCACATTCTCTATTCAAATTGTCATTAATTGTAAATTTTAAACATCCCTGTTTATTATAGCGATTTAATAAATCAAACATACCTTTCCAAATGTTTTTTTATTATTTTTGCCATCTCCTTTAACATATCATCCTTTACATCCGCACTTAGCTGACGAGTGTGGATTACAAGTTTTCTACCACTGGCATCATGATGAGTATAAAACCAATTCCCTTTATTAAACAAAAATCTACCGACATCATCACCATCATAAGTGACACCAAAAATCTTATCTATCTCGCGAATATTGTCATTATTCTGAATATAATTAGAACATGCTAATATAATCACAGGAAAACTTTGAATAAAGGAGGATACCTGGAATAATTCTTTCCGTGAGGAAATTCCACTTTTATCGGCTTGAGCAGTTCGGAGACTAGGGGTATCATTTATCTCGGTAGTAAATATTTGAGTTGGGAAATCAACATACCGATTGTGAAACCCTTCGCTGCCATAGATATAATCTTTTAATCTCTGGTACTTGCTCCAAGTATTTACACCCCACCCCTTTGCTACGTTAACATCTTGTTCTACTTTATGACATAACTCCATAATTGTATCATTACTAACATGATTATCCCACATAGATGCATTGCTGTTATAAGACTCATCAGGTTCTTCCATTGCAGACTCTTTACCCACTATTAGTATTTTAGAGTTAGGGTTTCCCCAACCAACATATTTGCCATTTTGATTACAGTAATTTACAAATTCCTTAAATTCATCTAAGTATTCCATAGTATATCAATTTTATTTGGACAAATATATATGATTATTTTATATACGACAAATAATAATTAAAAAGCCCCGACTACACTTAGTCGAGGCTCATTCCTATTGGAGTAAATAATGCAGTATCAGAACCTTTTCATAGGTTAGTGTTAAAAATCCTTTAATCAACATTTATCAGTCAACGATGTCGCAAAAAAGCTCAACTAAGAACAATATTATTGATAATTTCTTATCTTCGATAAATGAACACCTCGTATTCGTTTTGCAAATTCTGTAGCTATCTGTATGTTTTCATAACTTCTTGAAATATTGAAAGTTATATCACATCCCAAATAAGATTCCAACTTATCTTCAATAGAAACAAACACAAAAATAGAACAACCATTTACAGTCATTTTTGCCTTTTCACCTGCTTTATCCCATTCCAGTTTTTTCTCTAACATACTATAAAGATTAATATCGGAAAGAATCTTTACATCATTTATATTTCTAAAATGTGCCATAATTCTATTTTACTCAATAATTCTAGTAGACTTTAGTAAGCCAATAAATGGAGTTTGCTTTCTGTCAATATACGGTTTGACATTTTGGGTATTGATACATTCCATATCACGGACTTGCCTAAATGCGGAAATAAATTGATTCTTATTGATAGTCTCTCCTTCAGTGGCTCTAACACTTCCTTCCCTTCCACCTTTGTATTCTATAGAATCAATTATGACCTTGGCGTTATATTTAATACCAGTAGAGGATAAAAACTGCTTGTTCTTATTAATATAAGCTACTACTACATTCCAAACCTCATTGGCCGGCATTCTTGCATATTCATGTTTGACTTTCATTATGGATCTTTTTTTGCAAAGATATGAAAAGTTCAAATATACAATGCAAGTAGGGTAAAATAAAAAACGAATCAGAGAGACGGGGCAATGGATTATGACGACAAGCGACTTACAATAATAATTTGTTCAAAACAATCTATTTTGTACAGGAGCTGTTATATGCTCTATAAATTCCAAGATTTTATATCCCTTATTTTCATAAGCTTTATATTCAGGATTGTATTTTTTTATAATTTTCATTTTTACCTTTATTGAGTCCCCTTTTGCGAATCTTGCGCCACTATCTATATGCTTCATGAGGGCATCATCTTTTACTATTATAGATATTTTAAATCCATTATACAGAAACTGCCATGTAGCTCCCTTTTCGAAAGACAATTTAGTTATTACCAATATAGCATCAACAACTTCTTCATCCTCATTTGGAATTTCCTTTTCTGTATCGAAATCCGAATAAATAAGTTCTTTGAAGTCTTTTCTTTCAAAATGAATAGGTTTCATCTTATCGACAGAAATAGTCATCCCCTCTACATTAGCATCTTCATCTGCCGTTTCAATGGATTTACTGATAGCCTCTCTTACAATAGGTTGATTATACACATTGATTATTGTATCTCCAATTGTATTATTATTCCCCTCTATTTTGATTTCTAATTTAGCTGTATCTTTCTCTTCTTCACTTTTTATAGGCTTACCTTTAAAATAGCTATATGCCGAGAAAACACCTCCAGCAACAGATACCAAATCCGATAAATAGCCAACGCTTCCAGAAGAAAAGATGGATGCTATAACGTTCTCCAATAATGCTATATCAATAACAAAAGATCCCTTCTCTATCGCATTAACTTTGACTGATACACTTCTTGCTCCTCCACCAAGTTCCTTATTAGCTTCTGCAATAATTGTATTATAATGAATAAGCGCGTTGATCAGTGTATTAGAATCAATCTGATGTTCTTGACCTTCAAACTTAATTTGCATTGTTTCCTTTTTCATCGGTATTTTTATTTTTGCAAAGAAATGTAAAAAAAATGATCTAGCCATAATAAGAGGGTATGTTTTATAATATATTTATATTATAACAATATACAAGGAAACAATGTTTACCTACTACTTCCTTCTCTTTTTATATATAAGCCAGCCAATGCCGATTAAGATAATGATACCTATATAGACTTTATCTTTATGCAAATCCCACCAAGATAATTCGATGACTTTTTCTTTCTGATTCATTAAGGCATTCATTTTGTTATTTATCGTATCCAATCGATTAGAAAATTGCTGTAAAGTAATAGATAATGTTTCATAAATTTCGGTCCGTTCTTGCTCCTGTTTGGAAGCGGTGGTAGTACTTTCTTTGACCGGGTATTGTTTTCCGGTTGAATCCGGAAGCGACAAGTAAACTGTTTTATTCTCAATTTTCAGATCACTCAACTTGTCAGTAGTAATTTTCGTTTGCTTATTCACATCCAGCCGTAGTGATTCAATTAAGTTTCGCAAATACAAGAAATCCCCTGAATAGTCAATCTGCTTTTGCGTCTCTATGTTACGAGAAGTTTTGCAGGAAGTGAACCATATTCCCGACATCAGGAATATGGTTATATAAATTAGTATTTTCATGGCCGGATCACTGTATTACGAAGAAAATTAGAAAATTCACTCTTAACATCGAAGCAGGGGCACGCCTTAATATATTCTTTTGGCTCTACCTCTCCGCTGCCGTCCAGATCCGGAGAAGTATCACGGTGTCCGAGTACTTCAATTATAGGGTATTCCTTACAGAGCTTCGCGACCAATTCGCATAGTGCTGTCCTTTGAGCTGGAGTACGTGTATCTGCAGGTTTTCCAGATGTGTCTAGCCCACCGATGTAGCAGATGCCAACGCTATGCTTATTATAGGATAAATCAGAGAATCCCTTCGTATTGCAGTGTGCCCCGTCAATGGATAGTGGGCGGCCATTCTCTACCATTCCATCAAGGTCTATGACGAAGTTATAACCGATCTGACTAAAGCCTCTTTGCTTGTGCATCCGGTCAATGTCCTTTGCACATAAATCCTGTCCGGCACGTGTGGCCGAACAATGAATGATAATAGCATCAATAGTTTTCATTTTGCGTCTCCTTTTTGTAAGTAGTTCGTTAAATAGGGGATGTTCTTTATAAACTCAACACTTAATACATAGTGCAAGAAAGCTACTACCTTATGGCCATTGCTAGAGTTGGGTAGAATTTCTTTGATATTCCTTAGAATGTTCACCCCGTAGAAATAGAAAACGCTATACGTAATAAATGAAACACATTGTAGCGCACCTTCCGGATTTCCTTTGTGTTCACCAATAAAGTAGATGCAGCTAACCAAGGCAAAGAAAATAGTTGCTTCTACGATACACCTCCAAGCCTTTTTAAAAGAAAAACTCTCATGATTGATAAGGAGTGCAGTAAGTAGCCCGCAAATGAAATTGAGGGCAAATACAGCAATAAGACTTTTGATCTCCCCAGAAATAGGATTGAGATAAGCAGCTATGCCGGTAACCAATCCAATAAGTAAGTTTTTGAAATAATCCATATCATTTTTATCTAAAATATTAATACTTTATTTTAATACCTCGCTACAATCATCAATAGCTGTCTGAAATACTTGTTTCACTTCCTCGGGAGTCAGCCCGTGATCCTCATGTAGAGAAAAGCCGGTTACTCCATTTCGCGAAGTATTGAAGAAACCTACTGTGGCTTCATCCTTAATAATCTCGGCAGTAATATCTTTGATAGCCTCGGTACCACGGGTTGACATTCTGTACTTAATCCTGATAGCGTCCGTAACCTTAGTTGTGGCAGTACTGTTAGTTGATGTAATGTTCATTCTTTACCTCCTCCTTCAATTAGTTCATTAATTTGCCCGAAAGCACCTGCCGTAAAGACATCTGCACAAATCTCCTTTAAGAGAGTAGCGTCTTCTGTTGTAATCTCAAGTATTCCTCGGTTATTTATGATTTGTTGGAGCATATTGTAGGCACGTAGTTTTTTTGCCATATCCATACCTGATTGAGGATTCATACCGGCAGCATAAAGCGCTTCCGAAACCATATCACGAAGAAACTGCTTCTGTTCCTTGCCATTGACTATTTTAATGGCTTCCTTACCTCTAAAATCTATTAAAGGTTTGTTTAAATTTAATTTCATAATCATTAATATTAAGCGATTGATACTAATAGTCCTTTTCTGAACTTCATATTACTACCAAAATCAAAATCAATTCCTTGGTAATAGTTTATACTTCCATCTGAATTCCGGCTTGTAATACAACCAAAATTATCGGCAAGGCATAATTCACTCGATAAAGAACCTTTCACATAAACTCCTCCATCAAAAAAGCCGGCGTATGTTGTACTAGCCAGTGGGTAGCTTCTGTCTGATGCATTTAGATTCCTGGAAGCATAAATACAAGCTCCACCAAAATTGGAACCAATAGATGCGATCCCAAAACGTCCGTCTGTTTCTGCATTGAAAGTAACGTTAACAACGCCTTCTTTTGCCGTTCCAGAACCTAATTTCAAACTACGAGATGTTCCGCCAAAATACCCTGAACGCGTCCAAACGAGACGTCCATTTTCGATAGTAAAACCACCTATGAACCCGGAGTCAGCATCTATCCTGCGAACCTTTATCAAATCAGTATTCAAATACCCGCCTACAACAATTGTAGTACCAAGTTTTGCATATTCAACCGCATCCTCAAATGCCAACTTACCCAATCCATCACGATCAATCTTAGAATTAATCATTGTCTGCAGATCACTATGAAGTGCGGTGATTGTAACAGCACCTTCAAGGTTAATTTTAGATGAATGAATCGTCGTTTCACCTGCTGCCTGGTTAATATAAGATATAAGCGTATTGCCGTTTTCCAGTTCTTTAGAAGCATATATCTTATTACCGTCAGCTGTAGTAATCCAACCTGCAGTATCTATCCGCTGCGTCAGGCTGTCAACTCGAGTTACTTGTGCGGAGATTTGAGTATTGAGTACTTTCAAATCGGCTGTACACTCATCGGAATAGCTTTTCAGTTTGTCGTGAATAGCTTTGTTTGCTTCTTCAACAGCTGTATTAAAACTAGCTAAAGCAGAGTTGAATAAAGCGAACTTATCATCTACATTCTTTTTTTCCTCAATAGTCGTTTGTCCATCTGCAATAGCTGTATTGATTGCAGCCATAAGATTATCAATAGCACCAGATAAGGATACCTTGGCATTAAGTAAGGCTGTTTTTGTAGAACCTTCCAGATAGGTATTCACATATAGTTTATTATATGTAGCTTCAACGGCAGATTTTGTATTTTTGACTGTATTCAGATATTTTTCAATGGCTTTCGCTTCCGCCCCGTCAATGATACCGTCCGCAAATGCGCCATCCACATAATCATGTAAGCCATCGACTGAATCGGCAGCGTCCTGCGCAGCCTTAGCAGCGTTCGCTGCATCCTCTAAAGCTTGTATCGCTTGTTTCAGTGCCTCGTCGGAATATTCCTTTAGTTTATCCTGTATTGCCTTATTTGCTTCTTCAACAGCAGTATTAAAATCAGCATAGGCAGAATTAAAAAGAGTGAATTTACTATCCACGTCTTTCTTTTCTTCTGTTGTCGTGAATCCATCAGAAATTGCAGCATTGATAGCATTAATCAAGTTTTCAATACTTCCCATCAATGTAACCTTAGCATTGAGCAAACCAACCTTTGCAGAGCCGGATAAATAAACATTCGTGTAGAGTTTATTATAAGTTGCTTCGATAGCTTGTTTAGTGTTGTTGATCGTATTGATATACTTTTCAATAGCTTTTGCCTCTGTTTCGTCTATAAGACCGTCAGCGAAGGCTCCATCTACATAGTTATGAAGTCCTTCCACTGAATCGGCAGCATCTTTGGCCGCTTTAGCTGCATCCTTTATTTCCTGATGAGCAGCTTCCCATTCAGACAGATTTTCCAATCCGGAAGAACCTGCTTTTATTTGAATGTTACCGCCTATCTCACTTTTTACCAGATCGAAATATGTATCACCATCCGGCGAAAGGATTCTTTCTGTTGTTACGCGGCCCGGCAGAATTTCAGTAAATCCGTATAACTGAACAAAGCTTCTACTACCTTCATACTCGCTGTTAAGCACTCCAGTGAGTAAATGATAATATCCAGCTATCTGTTCCATTTTAATAGCTGTTTCACTCAAGAGGAATGTTCCGGCTTGATTCTCCTTGCCAACTTTAGCATATAGATAATATTTCTTTTCCGGGTCAATGAGTGCCGGAGAATTGTATTCAGCCATATCCCAGTACTTATATTCGTCTGCCTTATGTGAAGAAGAAAGAGAACTAATGCCGAGTGTTAAATGCTGAAGGATTCCTGCCGGAGCGTTCAGTATTCTTGTGCTGGCATTATAAGTAATATTGTGAGATACCTGAACTGGATTCGTTTTTGAATTGACAAAACGGAATTGCAGGCTTTCATCACCTACAAGCAGTTGCATGGTTGAAACGGTTATTGGATTGACAGAGCCGGAGAAGTTCAGCAGTGCATCTTCAAGCATGGACATCGTTTCCTTTGCATCCCGGAACCGACGCTTAGTAAACTGCAGGGCGTCCTTATGCTTGATATCTACCTCTACTTTGTTCGTCTCAATCTTATTCAGATCACTTGAAACAGATGTACTGACTGGTTCGTTTGACAACTCTATTTCCGGAGAATATGGATTATTAATATAGCGCTTGATTCCGATCATGCGAATAAGAGAACCTTCCGGATGAAATTGCGTATCATAGAAATCAACATACCCTCCGAGTACTATTTTACCGCCTATCTCCAACCAGCGTTTTTTAGCCCAAATGCCGTCCAATGTCCCGGTAAATATGAATGCTTTATCTTCATGTTCATACAGGTATTTTGCTGCTTCCTTGAAAGCTTCCCAGCTCGCACCTGTTTGTGTGCTGTCATTACAGATATAAGCCTTCGGCAATTGCATTCCGAACACTGCGTATGTATCACCAACCTTCGGGCGCCAGACTTCCGGTTCCGGCATTGTTATCCCATCAATTTCTTGCGGAACAATTTCAAATCGACGTGCCTCTTTCTTGTCTTTCGCTTCATGGATATACTTTACTTCGAACTCCTTGCCTGTAAGCATGCCGGTTTGGAAAATGACAGTCATACTTTCTCCAGCTATGAGACAATCTTCGAAATTCAACTCTTCCGGGATGTCTTTATCTACAAAGTCAAAGAAGTTATTCTTCTTGTTCACTTCAATAACAGCACTGACAGTACCGACACGGGAAGGATAAATAGCTGTACAGTCCAGACTATCTTCCTTTGCTGTTGTAAGTTCTTTATCGGCACGCATGACACAAGTTCCATCCGCATCGGTCTTATAGATACGTGCCTTAGTAGAATCGAAGCCCTCTTCATTCTCAAATTTGATTCCATCAAATCGGATAGTCTTATTCTTTGGAAGTAACAGGTACTTAGATCCGTATGTAGAATAATCAATATTGCGATCTGTAGTTTCTACCAAAATTATTTCGGGTGGTATCTCCCCGGATTCGCGACCAACACCGACCTTAAAACCGTGGCCTTTACCATACGACAGTTTCAAAGGGTTCTCCTTGTTATACTCAACTTTACGCAGATGGATAGTCTTAATTTGGTTTCCTTCAACCGTTTCTTCAATGATCTGCCATTCTGTTTCATATAGTTCTGCAAGTTGATTGAAAGCATCAAGAATATAGGTGTGATTGTAGTTGATTACTTTTTCCGTTCCTTCAATGCAATCACCGACTTTCCAACCGGTACTCCGACGGTTCAGGTTTTCAACGAGTAGACGTAGGTGTTCATGTGGCTTGGCTGTATATGAGAATTTAATACTTCTGTCAACGGTATGACGTACTTTCCACAGCATAGCATCAGCCTCCCCAGTTTCCAGAATCAGAGTATATTCGAAGTTACGTTCACCGTTCTTCTTGAAATTGCTATCCCTCTTCAAAGAATAACGCTTCCCGTAGAAGTCACACCAGGAGCCAACCGGAATTTCAATATATCCCGGATGAGAAAAATACAAAGTGAGTGTATATTCTCCCATGATAGCTTCATAAGAGTAGCTTTCATCCTTTACTTCAATTTCTATTTCCTTATCACCATTATGCAAAGTTATCATATCACCAGATTTGAATTTATATTATAAAATATAAATACATAAGTGTAATGAACAGAGTGATTCATCTATTCAAAAAGATAGTATTCATTTTATCTATTGCGGGTCATTTTTTACATAAGTTCTCTCGGGACGAACGCCGCATTAAAAGATTTTTCCAATGTGTCAACAAAAAGCCTATCCCAGAACGGATATTATAAGCTACCAGATGGGCTAATGATTCAATGGGGATACGTAACTGGAGCAGCAACTATAAAAACAATTTATTTGAATAGTTCTTTTTTGAATAGCGATTATATTATATCAGGTATAGGAGTTTATTATAATACATCTGAATCTGTTGTAATAGCACCAATTCTTGTATCAAAAACGACATCTAGTATTAGAATGTGTATAAGATATAGTGCTGACAGTGGCGGGGGTGGGTATTCGCCGTGGCCGTATTATTGGTTTGCTGTTGGGCGCTGGAAATAATAAATTTATTCAAACACTAAATTTGATATGAACAATTTAAGTAGAAAAATAGTAGTTATAATCATAGGGCTTTTCTTGCAAAGTTCTCTCGGGACAAATGCAGCGTTGAAAGATTTTTCCAATGTGTCAACAAAGGACCTTGGACAAAATGGATATTATAAGCTACCGGATGGGTTATTGATTCAGTGGGGAACTGGAGGAAATGGGGTAAATCAAATAGTTTACTTTCCTACTAGTTTTTATAATACCTCGTATGTTGTAGTAACTACTGCTATTTCTTCTGTAATGAATTCTATAGTAAAAATGATAAATGGGAAAAATATATCTTATTTCAAAGTCTATTCGGTAGGTCCAACAATTGAAGCTGGGGAGATATTCGGATGGATCGCAATAGGAAGATGGAAGTAGAAATATTATAACATCAATTTGCTTATGAATTGTTTTAGTAGAAAATTAAGAATTATTTTAGTGATTATTTTCTTGCAAAGTTCTCTCGGGACCAACGCAGCATTGAAAGATTTTTCCAATGTTGTTACAAGGAACCTCGGACAGAATGGATATTATAAACTGCCTGATGGCTTGATGATTCAATGGGGGAATTTAGCTTCTTCATACAGAAATAGGAGTATCTATTTACCCACATCTTTTTATGATAACAAATATATAGCAATAGTTGGGGTTTATGATAGTACAGTAGATAGTATTTCAGTTGTGTCATGTAAGATTAAGACGCAATATACAACTTATTTTGTTTTGGTTCCAGTTGCTACATATGGATCTGAATACTATGTTTATGCAACAGAAGGGATAAACTGGTTTGCAATTGGCCGTTGGAAGTAAAATAATTTAATACCGAAATAAAAATGATATACTTTAGTAGAAAATTGGTAGCCATTATTGTAGTCATTTTTGCGCAAAGTTCTCTCGGGACTACGTATGCTTTAGCTGATCTATCGAACGCAATGAGCGTA